GGCCCCCGCATAGATATGATCTGCAAAAGTTGGATAGTTCTCTGGATCATCCAGCAGCTGCCCGCTTACTCCGTACATTGTCCCTACAGCTGCACCTTCGGCTGCACCCCCTACTGATCCGCGGACCACCCTGGAATTTAATACTGAACCAACTCGCTTTGCTTTGTCTGCTGCCTGGGTTGCTTTAACACCAGACTTAAATATTGCAGTTGCAGCATTCCTTGCACCTTTAGCAGCAAGTCCTGTCAGTCCTCCTGGAGTAATCAGTGAAGCAATCTCACCAGTTGCAGTCCAACCAGGTTGTAATTGCCTGCGCAGCTGCAGCTCACGTTTAGGTCCAAACGCATCAGATACACCAAAAGTAGCACCACGCAACAATCCATAACCTGCAGACTGTAGTGGCGTTTCTTCAATTTCCTTTTTTAGTAATTCATCTTTGACAACATTAGCAGGCGCATAGAAATATCCTGCAGCAATTGCTGCTTTTGCATTCTCAGGTGGTACGCTATATAATTCACCTGCGTCATCCGTCAAGTGAATATCTGGTCCTTTAATAAATGAGTAATTGCCGGTTTGAATCAGCTCATCTACTCTTTCATCAGCAACCAGGACACCTGCACCTAATCTGTTATCGTAGAGTTTTGCCATTAGTTCTTCCGGACCTTTTTACCACCAAATTTTTCAATATTTTCCTGGCTTGCTAAAATAGGTGCTGTTACACTTTGCACGCCTCGCACTTTTGCAGAAGTTTTAAGACCTCTTATCATTGCTTCTTTTAATGAAGCAGATTTAACTTTATATTTTGAAAATTTATCAATTAGGCTTGAAGTGGGTAATATCCCTCTTATAAGTGCTTGCTCGTACTGAGTATAGTTTGCGCCCATACCCTCAAGTCTTTTAAATGTCAGTTCTAACCTGTCAGTAATATAATCAATTCTCTGTGAAACTTTGCCTCCAGCCCATGCAGGTAAATACTTTTCAGGTGAAGAATATAATTCATCTAATTCAGCTATATATTCTAATGCCTTTGAAGTCATTTCTTGATCTTCAGTTAATTTTTCTGCAGTTTTTGTGTCTCTTGCAATGTAGCCTGGAATAATAACTGTATTACCATCCGCATCTGTTGTGCTAAAGGAATTGACATACTTCTTTTTATTTTCTTTATTTAATGAGTTCCTAAGACTAGCATCTGAAATTATAAAGTCTTTAATCATGCCTGCCATCACCAGTTCATAGCTTTGCTTGTTTTCAGCAATTTTCTGTAACAGCTGTTTATCTAAATTCTCAATAGTTGCTTTTGCTTCAGCTTTTGACAGTTTAAATGTTTCTGCCTGCATTAACTGGCTTGTGCGGTTTTGTGCCATTTGCAGCAACTCACCCCTGCGCATAATCAAGTCCATACGTTGATTCTCCAGGGATTTTGTGCGTACTTCTTTTGACTTCAAAAATGCCTGTGCATCTCTGTCAATTGCATCATTCATAATTTTAAGTGCAAAGTTTGGCGTGCCGGTCATTGCACTACCGTATGCCCCCATAGCTGCACCTAATACTGCTAGAAATTTATCCCATCCTTCAAAAGTGGGTTTCTGTTTCTCTTCTGCAATAGCACTAATTTTAGTATTGTAGGCATCAATATTTTTATTTATAGTGTCTGCAATCTTTTCATAGAAATCTTCACTGTCAGGCTTAATTTCAAGTTCGTCAATTTCATCTATAACATCCTTAAAAACCGATTTTGAATCTTCTGGCAAAGTTGTTTCAACTACTTGCCTTTTTTGCTCATAATTAACCGGCATTGTATCTACCGGTCCACCTGGTTCTTCAAATACTTTTTCAGTAACTGGTGGTCCATCAATACTGGCTTCAGCAACAGGTTTTGCTTGAAAATCTAATTTACTTATAGTTTCAGTATCTGTTGGTGTTCCACCGTCACTTGTTTCAAGTTGTAGTTGTTGTTGCCGTTTATTTTCAGTTGCTGCATTTGGTAAAATAGGGGCACTACCAGCAGCTGCGTCAACAGCTGTAGTTGTTTCACCTTCAATTGTTAGATCCCCAATATCAATACCCTCAGTGGCAGCTTCAGGTTTAGCACTTATATCTGTATCTACTTGTAGTGGAGCAGGTTTTGTGTAGCGAATTTCCTGCCCTGGTTGAATTGTATGCACATCTGTTATGCCGTTATCTTCAGCAAGTTTTTGAAGTGGCACGCCAACTTCCTGGGCAATTGAAAATAAAGTGTCACCAGATTTGACCACTCTAACCCCTTCTTGCGCTGGTGCAGCTTCCACTGGTGATTCATCAAACAGTGCTGCTGTTAGCGCGTCTTCGTTGTTATCCATTAGTGCCATTTTAACCTTCCTCCAAATGTCTGAGCCTGTCGTGAATATTTGCCTGTGAAGCAAGGATTGCAGCCAAACCGTGACCGTAATCCACCATCTTTCCGTTTGGTGTGTCTTTAACGAAACTGGCTCCCATAGGTGATTTTTCCAGATCCTGCGCCATAACACCAACAAACATACCTGCGTCTGCGCCTGGTGCATTTTCATCCTTGTATTCATATTTGTAACTGTTCAGTGCATCCAGGAAACTCTCAACTTCTCCAGCTCCAGGGGATATGTTTGTTTTTGCGCGTATGTCTGACTTAGCCCAAGCAGCTAATATACTCCCTAATGCACCAATAATTGCGCCCTGTTTCTGGTCATCACCTGCAGCTTCTCTCCACTGTTTTGTCAGTTCTGCAACTTGAAGTTGAGTTGCTGAATCCAGCTCTGCCAGGTCACGCTGCAGATCAAATCCCATCTCAGTTAAATCTGCCTTCATTGTCTCAATATCAATCTGTGCTTCAAGACCGTAGAGTGCTTGTTCTCCTTGAAAGTTGGCTATTGCAAGTGCGTCATCTAGAGAACGCTGCGTGACAGCTAATTTTGCATCAACAGTTGCAATTGTGAGGTTTTTCTGCAGGTTAGCAAGACTTGTTGCCAGGTCTAATTTGCCCTTCTCAACTGCCAAATCTATAGCTTTTTGCAAATTAGCAAGTTTGATGTTTGTGTCCAAAGTTGCTTTTGTTATCATTCTCTGAAGTTCAGTCTGCTGATTTGCCAGGTCAGCTGCCAGGGTCATATTACCCTGCTCAATTGCCAATTCTGTATCTTTTTTCAGGTTTGCCAGTTTGATGTTTGTGTTCAGGGATGCTTGTGTAATTACTCTTTGCAGCGCAGTCTGCTGATTTGCCAGTTTTCCAGCGAGGGCCAAATCACCATTTTTAAATGCAACCTGCTTATCCTTCTCCATATTGGCAAGTCTGACATTCAGCTTCATGGTGGATTTGCCTGTATACAACTCAACCAGTTGCGACTCAGCTGCCAGGGATTCTTTACTACGCAAATCTGCTGCTTCGCCAATGGCAACCTGGGTCATATCCTGCCATATATTTTTAAGCTGCCTTACTTTTGCAGGATCTGCGTCACCTCCAGCAGTTGCGCCTAAGAGCATACGCAAATTCTTTTCAGTAGTACGCATCAGCTGACGTTCTGCAGGTGAATCTGCAGTGCCATTTACCCTGGCTAACAAAAGTTTTTCTGCTTCGTCAATTCCGCCTTCAAAGATTGCATCCATATCAGCATCAGTCACTGAGGCAATGGCTGCGACTTCAGTTGCAGTAACATCTGATACTTCGCCAACATCTGTCGCTGTTGCATCTGAAACAGGATCAATTGTAGGTGCAGTAACGTCTGTTACTTCGCCAACATCTGTCGTTGTTGCATCTGAAACAGTGCCTAAAGTAACACCTTCTGCATCACTAACAGAAGCAGTTTGAATTGTTGGTCTTATAAACGCTGCTACTTCTTCTGGAGTCAGCGTAAATGCTTCACCGCGCTGGAATTTGGTGATTGCATTTGCATACATATCACGCAAAGTTGCTTCACTGAGATTTGCAGGCATTTCTCCACCTACTGCTGCCTTAAACTCTTCAAACGTGGTATTTTCCCCATAGAGTTTATTTCCATCTGCATCAGTAGTTGCAAAGAAATTATTCATGGTTTCCACCATCTTAGGAACTTGGGCTGCAGCAGCTTCCTGAGATTTGGTGAGTGCAGTAGTATAAGCAGCCTCTTTCTGTGCATCCGTTAATCCAGCATAAGCAGGATTATCTTTGTTCCTGGCAAGCCATTTCACATAAGTAGAATCAGTTGTAAGTGTTTGCCCTTCGATACCAGACATTGCAGCTTTTATCGCAGCTGTTGACGCATCTGCTTCGTCCTGGGTGTCAAACTCCGTACCATTCATGTCTTTGTATTTTGGTGGTGGTGCTACTGCTACTGTACTTCCTCCACCGTCACCGTCACCAGTTGTGCCTTCGATGCTACCGGTGGTCATTAAATTATGATACTCTTCAGCTGTCAAACCAGGATGGGGTGAGTCATCCCCCTCATCATAACTTGCTGGATCTTGTGCAAATCCATCATTACCAAGTGAAGAACTACCTGAAGAATCTCCACCATAATCCTCTTGTCCTGGATCTCCGCCAGCTGAAGAACCACCTGAAGAATCATTACCAAAACTTGTATCGTAATCCCCATCATCAGAAAACATACCCTCCTGGAAACTCCTTACAGGACCACCATCTGGACCTAAACCCTGAGTACCAGGCAGCGGAGTTCCAGACCCTCCGTAACTTTTCATCAACTCTGCTTCATCCTGGTTAATAGTTGCGAGTCCTTCACCTGCAGGTATCTGCTGGAGCAGCATTGCAAGTTTTCTCAGCTCTTCTTCAGTAAGTTCTGGAGTTCCACCCATTTGTGGCTGCATTTGATTCATCATGTTAATTTCTGTGCTGGTAGTTTCATAGTATTGCCTCTCACGCCTACTTCCAGCATGAGGGATGATATTGAGTACGCTTGACCAGGGGTTGCTTCTTCTACGTCAGAAATACGGAACCTGACAGATTGGCACTTCTGTTTTTTACAGTGCGCTCGGAATTGATACACACCATCTGCAACTCCAGAACTTGCCCCAAAATAACCCTCATCACCGTATGGGCTAGAATCTCCATATTCGATTATTTCCAGGTCAGTCATGTAATTAAATTTGTGCAGCTCATTAAAATATTCCTGGTAATCATGTCCAATTTCCAGCTGCAGAGTATGCGTGCTTTTGAAATCTCCCAGGACCAATGCGCGTCTGATCCGCTGGAACCCCTGAATACCATTTGTCTTTACCCAGGAAGTTGTAATTGACATTTCAATAGGGTCATTGTCATCTTTGTATGAAGTGGAAGACTGCTGAAATATCCTGCCATCAGTGCGTAGATAAACGTAGTCCCCATTCGCATTCCAGATTGTTGCACCGTTACCTTCGTGGTTTGTCCATGTACTCCATTTCCCATAGAAATAATCATAAATTAAACACCTGCCATCACTGGTCAGGTAGCGGATCTGGTTTTCATTCTGGATGAGTTCTGCACTGGTGATTGTCAGGTTATTGTATTGTTCAACATCGGCTCCAATGTAAACAGTTTCCAGGGAACGGTTCAGTAGGTATATACCTTTGTTAGACTGAAACATGAGTCCTAAAGGCATCAATACCATTGAGTTTGTATTGCTACAACCTACGTCACCTGTGATTGCCTGGGGTGGTGAAAAGTCATTTTGCGCACCGGTGGAAGTTGGGCCGTTTCCTGTAATATAAAATATCTGGTTTGGTTCAAAGATTATTAATTTCTGGTCAAATTCAGAAAGTGCAGTAATCCGTGTTGCTTTATTTAAAACAACAGAAAAAACGTCTACAAAATCAACAGGGCTTAACGGCTCTCTTTTTTTAGAGTAAACCAGTTTTTTAGGATTCTCAGAAGATACGCAAACAAGCCTGTTTTTATATGGTGTTAATATGAGGCTTGCGGGTGGTGGTATGTTTTCGATCTGCCCGCCATTTGTGTATAGACTCTCTTTTGCAACTAAATCTGTGTCACTAATGCTACCTGCATCTGCAAAACTAATTGAATCAGCTGCTGTATTATTATCTACGCTGCCAATCTTGAAAAATAGCCTGCCTGTTGTGACTGTCCGGTAAACTTCACAGATTACATCAGTTTTCTGCGTTAGGCGCAGACTAGGTATTGTAAGGGTGACTGTTGATGATCCACCAGTGGGTGCAGCTGATACTGCTACACTTGGTGCAGAACGGTGATCCTGGCCTTTTGCGTCTGTCCATTTCCATATTACCTGGTATAAATATGTACCTGCTGCCAGAGATCCAGCTGAGTTATTTATAGCTGCACTTACATTTTCAGGATATAAATGATAACCAAGTTCAACAATCTGCTGTGAATCGTACATTGAAACAAAACCACCTCCAATGTGCAGGTTGCCACCTAATTCTGCTGCTTCAAATCTTTCCACTGAAGTAAAGTCAATAGTAACATTTGAAACACCAGTAAGACTGTACAGGTCATTGTTTTTAGATATTAACCTGGTTCTGACTAATCCACCGAATTTGTAGACTCCAGTTGCACTTGCATTTACTGAAGATAGAAATGTTTTTGTAGGTAACGCGCCAGAAGTTCCAGGTAATATTTTTGCTGAAAGCAGGCCATTGGTGTCACACACAAAATAAGTTGGCTGCAGACTAGAATCATGCACGACAACAAAATATTTTTCAGAATCATACTCCCAAATTTTACTGGCTAAACCTACGCTGCGCTTAATAACTGCAGCACTTCCCATAGAGTCACCACTAATATCATAAACTGCACCTTTAACCAGGTGGTCATACGTGTTTGTGGCATTCAGTGTGTAAATAATCTGCAGATCACCGGCTTGCGTGACAATCATACTACAGTTATCAACCTTAGTTGCTGTTCCTTCAACCGTGTGTGTTGCTTCCACTGTCAGCTCGCTTTTTAGCCTTTTAATTTTTAATCCAGCGGATGCGGTGGTGGTTGCATACCCCACATATATACGTTCTTCTTCAGCAGCTGCAGTATTAACTTTATCTGCGCAAATTGTGATGGTATCAGACGCATTTGTGGATGTAATAGTGACCACACCTGGATAACCGGAACCTGGTGTTCCCACTGCACCCTCAGTTGTCAGATACCCTACATCAATCCTGGTTGCGCCTGAATTGTTATAAGCAAAAACGCCATTGCCATAATCAGCATTGTCACTATAAACGGCAACGTCATAAGTAGGATTTGTGTTATTAACTACTGAACTAACAGTGCTTGCTGCCTTAAATGCAACCGGATTATTTATGTCAACCTGGACAGTCTTTAGCAGATGCGGAGATGCAGAAGTGTCAAGGTAACAAAGCGTAGGATTTGGACCAAGTGAAATGCACCTGGGATTGATTGCTGTTGCATCAATTAGAGTTGCTGCCTGGATTATTGCACCTGAAACGGAATCTAAAACAGAAGCAAAAACACCCTCAAGTACACCTGCAGTTGTGTACTGTTCCCAGGCAAATAATTGCAAACCTGAAGCAATGCAGCTGTCCTGGTTCTTTGCTTCAGAAGTGTTTCTGATTATATCGTCTGAATCTATCTTTACAGATTGAAAACCTCCTTTGTCAATCCACCGTTCTACACTAGAAGAATAGGAGTATAATTTAGATCCACTAAACTCTAAAAGCTCATTCTGGAATGACGTAAGACCATCACCAGAAGACAGCAAATCTGTTGTACCAGAAATTGTTTGTGGGAGTGCAGAATAGCCCAGGCGTTTTGATATTTGGGAACCTACAGTGTACCTGCCATTTTGCAGGTCCGTAAGTGCAGGCGTGAGTTTTGGATCATTCTTTGTGTCCAATCCTGCAACTATGTCAACCGGAATTAGTGTTTTTTGCAGGGGCATTGGATTCTTTCATGTCAACCAGGCATTGCCTGTATCCAATGAGGCGTTGCTGGCGGGTTGCTAATTCATTTATTTTGGTTGCTATTGATTCTAGTTCCTGGTCCGCTGCCTTGATCTGCTCATCCGTTGATAGTTTTTTCATTTATTTTATTACAGAAAGTGCTTTAAGTTCGTCTGTGGTTTTACAAGAGTCAGCATCTTTCGTGATGTCTCTGAGTCTGTTTTTTTCAGCAACTATTGCAGAAGTGTCTGACCCTGCTTCCTGTGCTTGCATGAATAGAACGTCCTGTTCTTCCAGAAGTGGTTTACGTTCTGCTCTCAGACGATCCTTTGTAATGTCTTTTGCTTTCGTTAAGTTAATTGTAATCATGCTCCAACTCCGTCTGTAAGGTCTTTTTCGTCAACTTCCCACGCATTCCTGAATGAACGATCACTTGGAATAACTGAATCTTCCACTATCTTATATTTCAGTCCAGTTGGAACATCCTTAACTGCTGTCTGCTCGTCAGTAAGGGAACACTCCTCTGCTGGTACGATTACGCATACGTTTCCGTCTGCTTCTTGATAAATAATTTTCATTAGTTTGTCCTTTGTTATGATCCGAATACAATTAGGTTCATTAAAGTAGCATCGTCTAAGGCATCACTCACAAGATGCCAATGGTACATACCAAAAGATGAAACTGTTCTAGCTTGAGTACTATCACGGTTGCTAACCCTGGGGTCGTTAAAACCACCACCATCCTCACTTTGTAAACATACGGCATAGTTTGTGTCACTCATTGCTACGGCAAAGTTAGCTGTATATTTTCCTTCCCCACCGTCTGTCATGGACGAGATGTTGTACGAGGAATTTATACCAAAAGAATCTCCTGTAAAATTTACCCATACTTTTGCAGTATCCTGTGATCTGCCAATAACCTTTGACCTGCTGTGACTTGTTCCAATTATTCCACTCATGGTTTCTCCTTTCTATGCGTTGTTCTGGTCAATGTAGGTACAGGTCACATCAAATTGATCCCCAGCTTCACTTCCTGCACATCGAAGTTTTTGAGCCACGGCACTTCCTTGATCTGCTATTGCATTTTGTTTAACTACAGTTAAAGGGAAGGATGTAAAATCAGTTGGCTCATGCCCCATAAAACTAAACTTATCGTTCCAAACAAAGGTATCGCCTACTACCATTGCTTGTTTTGCTATATTCATTTCTATATCAGTTGCTCCTGCTTTAACATCATATCCTAAAAGGTTAATAGAAAAAAGATTACCAGCCGTCTGTAGTGCTCTACAATATGCAGTTATAGATAAAACAGTATAAATATGATGCTGCTCACCAAATATTAATATAATATTTTGTGAACCATCTATATCTACTCCTTGCCAAGTCCGAATTATCTCTGTCCCTGCTCCTCGTGCTATTGCCATATTAACCTCCCATTACCCATGCTTGATGTGTACTTGATTGCATAAATGCTCCTTTTTGTCTAATTTTTCCTGTTGTTGTAGTCCAAATATCACCTGTTGATAAATCACCATAAATCGTATCTCCAATGTTTAACTGGTTACTTCCAGTAGCAGAATCAGCATCTACACCAGCACCAATCATAATATTAGAGGAACCTGAAGTGATGTTATCACCTGCTTGATAACCTAGTGCTGTGTTTGATGCACCTGTACAATAGTACAATGCATAATAACCAGTAGCTGTGTTGTTATGACCGGTGCTATTACGTAGAGCATAAGCACCATTAGCTGTGTTATATTGCCCCGTACCATTTACCAGCAATGCATAAGCACCAATAGCGGTGTTTGAAACACCTTCGGTGGTGTTGGCTAGAGAATACCTCCCAACACCAGTGTTCAAGTTACCTATAGTGATACCTGTTAAAGCCCCAACACCATTACCTGTATTTTCGCTGCCTTCTGTACAAGCCGTTAAAGCATCATCACCCAATGCCACGTTGTAATCACCAGTTGTAATACTATCAAGCGCATTTATACCAACACCAAGATTGCCAGTTACAGGAGTGACAATCTCTGTTCCATTAAAAGAAGTTACACCATCAATAGTTCCACCATTAATATCCACCTTACTGATATTAACTTCTCCGCTGCCATTTGGCGTAATGTCGATGTTTCCATCTGCTGCATCTGTAATGGTAATTGTTCCAGAATCAGTACCTGCATTTGTGTCCAGGACCAGATCATGCGCACCTGAAGTTGTGAGTTTCCCTGAAGCAGATCCGCTGCCTATAACTACTTCGCCTGTCCCATTATTAACCAGGTTAATATTACCATTGGCTGCATCTGTAATAGTGATATATGAGCTGTTGGTTCCACTGTTGGTACTTACAGTTATGTCATGCGCACCACTGGAAGTTACTACACCTGCTGCACTTCCACTTCCAACTAAAATCTTTCCTGTACCATTTGGAATAAATTTTATATCTCCATTGGCTGCATCTGTAATTGCGATGCTGCTTGAGTTGGTCCCTGAGTTTGTATCCAGGATTAAATCATACGCACCATTGGAAGTGAGTTTGCCGGTTGCACCTCCATTACCCACTACAACATGACCAGTACCATGAGGTTTGATGTTGATTGGATAATTGGATGCAGAAGTTGCAATATTGATTGCAGAAGTTGCATAGGATGTGGCAGTTGTCAGGAACGTGCCATTTTCACTTGGCACATATATGGTTCCAGAAGATCCAGACGCAGCTGCATTTGCAGCAATAGTTATATAATCTGTATCAGTAGAATTATCGTTGGTGTATTTGAACAGTAGCAGGTCTGCATGGGCCATTTTCCCATAGTCTCCATTGCCACTGTCTGTAAAGAAGTTAAAAGTTTTACTGCCATCTGCATATGTTACACCTGCATCTGTTGAAGTCATTCCTGAGATAGAACCTGCACCTGCATTAACTGCTGATCCAGTGGTTATCTGCACTGCAGTTCCAGATCCATTTCTCCAGTACAAATTCCCGCTTGCCTGGTAAACTGAGTAACTGGTGGTTGCAGCTGTAACACTACTGTCAAAGATCACATTCTTTAATTCTGTTGCAGAGTTCTGGTTATACTCCAGGTCTGCATTTATATTAACTCCAGCTGGTGTTATTCTTACGCCTTTATTGGTGCTGTGATCGTGACCATCGACTGCATCCAGGGAAGTGTTAAGATCCGTGGCCCATTGAGGACCGGTGGTTGTCCCTATACCTGGTTTTGCAATACTTGTAATATTTGTGCCAGCTGTTGCCATAGTTTTTTCTCAGAAAAAGAATAAATCTGCTGTTACAGTCCCGCCTGCTTTCAGGATAATTGTTGTCCCTGGAAAGTCATTTGCAGTTGCTGATTCGTAAATTACCTGGGCTGCATTCTGTTTCAAAATTATCCAACCTTCAGGTGCTTGCTCTAAACCGTGATCCACAATTGTGTCTGAGGTGGTAATCTCTAAATCCTGGACACGGTTGCCACTTGCAAAAGGCAGCTGAAAAAGCGGGTTCAGCGCGGTGGCAATATAACCCATCTGCTGATCTGTTGCAGCATTGCCGGTAGAGAGTTGCGTAAATGTAATACCACTCATGCTGTTGCAGTGTTCCAGAGTGAATTGTAATTACTTACGTCAACAACAGTTGTTGGTTCTCCCAGGTCACGCATCTCACTGACTGCAATAATTCTTTCCTGGACCTGCTGCTTAATCGCAAATAATGCAGAAATATCTGCCTCTTCTTTAATGAGGGCAGAAATTGCTGTTGCGATGATTACAAACTCATCCCATCCTGAATAGAAATCATACCTGCTTTCTATTGATCCAAAGACAGTTGGATCTGAAAGTGCGGATGAGTCCAAATCTGTCACAACGGTGGTTGCAGTAACAGAAGAAATTGTCTGCGTTACATTATAATCTGCAGCCAGGAAATCTTTTGCATCCAGTAAATCACCTGCTTGTAGCGCGTGTGTTCCAATTGTCCAGGTTGTTGTAGATCCGCGTGAAATTCCTGTAGGTGTGTATTCCTGAAATTTGCGTGGTGACGCAATATAGTAAACTGTTACAGTGTCACTTCCGCTTGGTTCAGGATTGAATACTATTGAATTTGATTGAATGTGATAACGCATATCTGAAGCTACTGAATATAGCCCGCCAATATTGCGTTCAGAGAAATTGTATCTACGGAGTGGAACCTTTGCACCACCGGTGTTTAGGTCCACACCCCGCGATTTGTAGAAATCTGTAGGAAGATCGTAAGTTGCAGTTCCGCCTGTCAAGGAAATTGTACCGGATTTTAGAAAGTAATCTTCACTGTTTGCTGAAGTAACTATCAGATCATACAGCTCAGCGTACCCTCTGTTAATCATCCTGCGC